TTTAATTATTTATTAGAGCAGCAGGTAGGATGTTGTAATTGCGATAAATTTGAACGAGCCTATATAATCTATTGGTATTACAGCTCTCCATATTGTGTAGATTGCTGGTGTAATTTAATGGATTTTAACGCCGCAAGAAGAACTATTGTAATGTTTGAGACTGAGAAATATAGAAGTAAAAACAATGGAAAAAACAAGGCTAAGAAATCCTAAAAAAGATATAATGATACAACTTAAAAGCCTCGAATGTTGGGACAGTGGTAGTTCTGATTGGCAAGTGAGTGTTGCGATATATAAAAAGATTGAAGAACAAATTAATTGGGAGAGAATAATGGATAAAGAACGTTTGGATGCAGTTGTCAAGCAATGGTTTACAAGTGGAAAACCTAATCAAAGCATCAAATTAGACGGTGGTTTTTTGATTAATATTAGTTGTGTTAGAATTAAACACGACAATTTATCTGATTATAGGTTCACATTAATTTCACCTAATCATCAAAACACTAAATGGATTGATGGAGAAACAATTGATTCTTATTTTGATCCAGTTAATGTTATATCTGAAGTATTGTGGGATGGATTTAAAACACTATATAAGCAAGAAGATAAGTATTTAATGACCTTAGAACAATTAAAAATCAAAGAAGGAAATATTATGCAAACCTACGATAAATACACTTTGCCACCTTCTATTGATAAGAGTGAGTTTTAATTGGATATTTTTGATAGATTGCTCTTGTTCACCTTTGCCATATTTAATTTATATATGCTTTGGCGAGTAAACAGGATAGAACAAGAACGACCAAGCTTCGAAGATATCAAAAACATCTTCCAAATATTAATAGAAAAGATAGAAGGTAAAGAGAATGACTGAAAATGTTAATACCTTAAGTTTATATAATAGCGTACTTGAAGATAATGATAAACTTAGAAAAGAAAATGCCTCACTTAAATCACAATTACAAGAAGTAAAAGCAGCTCACACATTGACTAAATGTAGATCAATTTTTGCCACTCATATTCTTAATGGCAATAGAGATAAAAGAGTAAAACAATTCTTAAACCAAGGTTACAGTTATCCAGTGAATTTTTAAGAGGAATATTATGACTGAAAGAGATAGAAACTTAGAATTAATTAAAAACTGCATCAAGAATTATAATATAAATCCTGATCGCAAAATGAATGTAATGGTTAATGGTGTTGATATTGTTTTAGAAAAAGACAATGACAAATACATTTACACATTATCATCTTATGGCCAAACAATAAACAATCAATTCTTACTCGAAAACATTAGTAGCGAGATGAATGAAGAAGAGTTTATGGCAGACATCATTTATAGGTACTGCGTATAATCATAATGTCGAAAGACAAATCAAAAATCAGGGACTTAAGAATTATTTCAACTTAAACCTCTTTTGAAACCCTTTATAAGATAATTGTTTATTTTTCTCACATAGAACCTGGGAAGGAAGGAAAGGATAGGCCTAAAAACCTATCCTTTTTTATTATAACTGTAAACGTGTAATACTTTAAAAGATCTAGAATATCGTAAAATATAATAAGACAACGCTTCTAGAGGATTATATATATGTTTAAAGCACTACCAGAAGATTTAAAAATGGGTGATTATGTATCATGGGGCACTTCTGCGTCTGATGCTAGGGGTAAAATTGTTGATATTAGAACAGATGGTGAAGTTGAATCTAGCATTTCTGAATATACATTAACAGGAACACCACGAGATCCAGTGTATGTTATTAAATTAGTGCAAAAAGATCAAGATGGTAAAGATGTTTTGACTGAACAAACAGTAATTCATAGAGCTGACGCATTAACTGTAATTCCTGATCCTATAAAGTCAATGAAGACTTTTTTTAGTGCAGAATTAAAAGCAAAAGAAAATGGAATTGTTGAGGGATATTTAGTACGCTTTGGCAATCCTAATGACACTGATTTAGAAAAAGATTATTTTACCAAGTCCACTGATTTTGGATTTGAGTTTGATAATGGACAAAGTCATAAGCTTGGTCTTTATTACAACCACGGAATGGATAAAGTTCTTGGTACTAAAAAGATTGGTTATGGCGAAGTTAAGATGGATGATAAAGGTCTTTGGTATTCTGCTCAATTAAATATGGCAGACGAATATTCCAAGATGATTTATGATCTTGCTAAAAAAGGTCAATTAGGTTTTAGTTCAGGTTCTGCTAGTCATATGGTTGAAAGAGAAATGATGGGCAAAGCTTATGAGATTAAAAGATGGGCATTAGCAGAAGCATCATTAACACCTACACCAGCTGAATATCGTAATAAAGCTGAAACTAAGAGATATTACAATAACGAAGGCCAGTTTATTGACCTTACTGAAGAGGAAAAATTGAGACTATCCAAAAAATCAGAAGACGATTATGAGAGTGAGGGTGGTGAAGTAGATGACATGGTGGAAGGCTTAATGATGATTAATGCTACACCAGAGGAAATTGCTTCTACTATTTATGATGGAGTTGAAGAAGATTTAGTAGCTGACTCTATTCATTGCCTCTATAAGCGTATGATTGAGGGTGTTTTAGGTGTGATTGATTCTGGTGGTGATATTGCTACTATTAATGCAGTAGTTCAAGGTTTCCACGACAGAGTAATGATGGTTGCAGATAAATATGTTGCAATGCCAGAAGCTCAAATGTCAATGGAAATGGAAGCAATGAAGAGTATTGTTGCTAAATCACCTGAAAATATAAAACAATGTGAAAGAGCCTTGCGTGATGCTATGGACCTTTCTCGCAGCCAAGCTAAAGGTTTGGCAAAATTGGTTTGGAATCATTTGCGTGATGCTAATGAAACATCAGAACCAGAAGTAAAAACAACCAATATTAAGGAAGATTCTGAAAGAAATGATCTACTTGCAGAAGCTTTGAAATATTTAATTTAAGTCAAAGTACAAGACTAAAAAGGTAAAAAAAATGACACTTGATGAAATCCAAGCCAAAATCAAAGAAAATGCGATTAAGGCTACCGAAATCCTTGAGCTTGAGAATGCAGACACAACTGCAGCTAAAGCTCTTATTAATGAAAATAAGCAATTGGAAGAAAAAGCAGAGATGATTAAAGCTCTTGCTGAAGTTCCAACTGCATCTGAAAACGTAGAGGTAAAGAAAATGTCAGATATTATTATTCCTAGCTCTTCATCTTTTAAAAATGTGAAGTGTTTTTCACCAGAATCCCGTTTCGAAAAAGAGAAGATGGGTTATGCTTTTGGTATGATGGCTAAGATGATTGGCCGTAATGACAAGAAAGCTCATCAGTGGTTGGTTGAGAATGGTTTTTACACCAAGGGTCAGAACGAAGCAGCAGATGCAGATGGTGGATATTTAGTTCCACAGATTCTTGCTCGTGAAGTTATCTTCCTTCGTGACTCATACGGTGTTATGAGACAAAATGCTCGTGTTATGGGTATGAGTTCTGATAACCTTAATGTTCCAAAAAATAGTGCATCTACAACTGCTTACTGGCCAGCTGAAAACACTAACATTACTGCATCACAAGTTACTTTTGCAAATGTTCAAATCCTTGCTAAGAAGCTTGCTATTCTTACTCAAGTATCTTCAGAACTTCAAGAAGACTCAATTGTAGACGTAGGTGCTGCACTTGCTCAAGATATGGCGTATGTCATGGCATACAATGAAGACCTTGCAACCTTCTTAGGTGATGGTACTTCCACTTATGGTGGTATTACTGGTGTTGCACCAGCTATTGCTGCTGTTAACGGTGGTGCTAACGCAGGTTGGATTTACACTGGTGCTGATGTAACTGGCGACTGGAATGCAACTACTCTTGCTGACCTTCGTAAACTTACTGCTGCTATTCCTCAATATGCAGATCGTCCAGGCGAGTGTGCATTCTATATGAACCGTGCATTCTTCCAACAAGTTGTTTGTAATGATCTTGATGCTCTTAGTGGTAACGGTTTCTTTGACCTTACTGCTGCACCAGGACCAAACCCAACACTCTTTGGATATCCTGTCATTTATACTCAGGTATTAAGTGCAGACCCAACACCTGCAGCTGACACCCCACTTGCACTCTTTGGTAATATGTCCACTGGTGCAATCATGGGTTCCAGACGTGATCTTCGTATCCAAGTTTCTGATCAAGCTGGTTTCATTAGTGATTCCCTCTACTTCAGAGCTACAGAAAGATTTGGGTTTAAATTCCATGACCTTCCTACAGCTTCAGTTTGCGGAAGTGTTGCGGTGCTTGTCGCCAACAATTAATAGTATCATTACTATAAAAAAAAGACCAGAGAAATCTGGTCTTTTTTTTATGATAGAATAGGTTATGAGAAAAACAACAATTGAAATATTCAATGAAAGTTATATTATTGATTCTAAAACTGGCTGTTGGTTATATCAAAAAACTCGTAAAGACGGTTATGGAGAATTAAGAATCAATAATAAAAAGATAAAGGCACATAGATTTTCTTACGAAACATTCATTGGTCCATTAGATCCAGAATTAGAAATATGTCATTCGTGCAATTGTAAATCTTGTGTACGGCCAGATCATTTAAGACAAGATACAAGATCAAGTAATCAAATTGACAGAGTTTATGACGGAAACAACTCTAATCAAAAACTTACACCTAAACAAGTTGCAGAAATAAAAATTGCTTTAAAAAATAGTTACCATGGAATAAATAAATATTTAGCAAGTATTTATGATGTAACAACAACTACGATAACTGATATTAAAAAACAAAAAACTTGGTCTCATCTAACCATTGATTAAAAATCAGTGGTCTTTTTTTTCTTTATTACTAATATCGTAAAATATAATAGGAAAACAATTGAGGATTTAAAACTATGCCATTGTCAAGATTAGCTGCTATAAAAAAATTATCCTGGATGGTACAAAGCGAAGCATTTCCAGAGCTTGATTCTAATGCACTTGGAGAGTTGATTGATGAGCACAAAAGATTCTCAAGTTGGTCTGCCTCTAATCAATATTATGTAGGTGATCAAATAGTGCCACAAACACCTAATGGACGTGTTTATCAGTGTACTATTGCTGGAACTTCAGGTACGACAGAGCCTAATTTTCCTCAAATTATGTATGCTGTTGGTCAAAACTTTAACGATGGCGTAGTTCCAGCTGATGAGTTTCCTTTAACTTGGCGTGATAGTGGATTCGTACAACAAGAGATTTACGATGTTAGAGCTTCCGCAAGAGAAGGCTGGATGAGAAAAGCTTCTATTGC